AGCAAGTCCTATTCCGCCGCCCCCTCCATTATTCTTTAGAATATATCAACCATATACAACTAATGATAACTATCTCGATACAGCTCTTGATCCATTAATAGATACTGGAATTAGAGTTGCTTATGTTGGTCCATAAATAAAACAAATGAAATTGCAGAGATAAAGATGGCTATAGTATCAAACACAAAACTTTTTAATGTAACAAGTGCATTAGATTTTTATAATCCAATTAAAGATGTGTCTAACTCACAATATTACGTCTTTACTGCGCGCACATTAGGATGGCAAAATAACTTATCACCAAATGCAATCAGTATAGGTGTTACTGAAACTGAATATCAGATTTATGATGAAATGATCTTTGGTAAGATCATTAATCCACAAGATGTTGCAATTATGACCAATAGATATGATTGGGTTGCAAACACAGTTTACGCTCAATATGATGATAAAGATCCTAATCTATATCAAAAGAACTTTTATACTATTACCTCACCAGGTGGAATCAACAATCAGTATGATGTGTTTAAGTGTTTATATAATGCTAATGGTGCTCCATCATTAGCACAGCCTGTACTTTCACAAACAGATCCAACAGATGAAGCATATTATGCTAATGATGGATATCAGTGGAAATACATGTATAGTATTGATACTTCAACATATAATAAGTTCACAACAGCAGATTATATTCCAGTAGTTTCAAACTCAACATTAGCAGCATACTCAACAAATGGATCTATTGATACTATTGTTTTAGAAAATTCTGGAAATGGTTATGTAGCATATGCTACTGGATCTTTTGCTGCTGCAGGTGCTATCTATGATAGTACATATGCAATTACATTTGCATCTAATACATCTACAACAAGTACAACACAATTGTCTTATGTTGGATTAGATAATTTCTTTACAAATTCAGCCATATACATTGTTTCTGGTACCGGTGCAGGTCAGCTTAGAAATATTATAAGCTATGTTGTAACATCATCACAACATCAGATTACAGTCGATAATCCATTTTCTCCTCCACCAGATTTTACTTCTGTATACCAAATATCTCCTCGCGTTATTATTACAGGAGATGGTCAAGGTGCAACAGCTATTACACAAGTTAATCCGGTCTCAAGCGGAATTCTTTCAATTAATATCATTGATTCTGGATTAAATTATTCATATGCTCAAGTAGATATTGTAGGTAATACTGGAAGTACAAACTCAAGTGGCGGTGCTGTTGCAAGAGCTATTATTTCTCCCCGCGGCGGTCATGGATCTAATGTATATTCTGAATTATATGCAAATAAAGTTGGTGTTAGTGTAGTATTCAATGGAAATGAAAGTAATACTATTTCTAGTAATAACCAATATTCGCGCATTGGTATTATTAAACAACCACATTTTGCTAATGTAATAGTTGAATGTGTAGGTGGAGCATTTTCAACTGGAGAAACTGTCACACAAGCACAAGGCTCAAATACTGCAATATCAGTAAGAACAGCATTAGATTATAACTATGTATATACTATTCAAAACTTTATAAACTTAAATCTAACTTCACCAGTTACACTTACACAAGGTGCTAAAGTATATCAAGACGATGGAAGTTTTGCAAATGGTACAGTAACATATGTTAATAACACAACATCTGTAATTGTAAGACAAGACTTTGGGTTGTTTTCAAATAATCATAATCTTGTTCTTCTTGCAAATACAAATACTAATACTTCAATTAATGGAATATCTCAAGCATTTACATCTAATGTTTATGGTTTAGATGATAATAGTCATGCATTTACTTGCAACACATTAATACAGTCACCAAAGTTTATAATTGATGATAGACATATAAAGAACCTTGCTGAATTACCAGTAGGAAGTCAAGCACAATCTGCTATTGCATCTGCAAATTCTGTATCATTTTATTATGTAACTTTATCAAATAGTAATATAGTAACTATTGAAAACTATACAACAACCGCAATACTTGCTAATGCACAATATGTAGCAACTGGAAAATTTGTTGCAAGTAATGGAACAGCAATTCAATTAACTGATGTACTTGGAAGATTTGTTTCAGTTGCAAATGCAATAGGTACTACATCAGGATTATCAAGACAAATATTAAACCAAGTATCCGGTCCAGTTGATACATTTAATCAAACCTATAGACTATATGGATCATATGACACAGGATCTTTACCGTTTGTATTGAATGATTATGTTATTCAACCAACCACTGGAGCATTTGGTTATATTCAAGATATATACAAAGACAATTCTAACACAGTAACAGGATTTGCAATCAGTACTACAAAGGGTACATTCCAAGCTGGATATGCAGTAAAATCTGCAGATCAAGTACTTAAGAGTTACTCGGTTTCTTCCGTAATTCAGCCAGATCTTATTAAATATACAGGTGATATTGTATATGTTGAAAATATTACACCTATTCCAAGATCTAATACTCAATCGGAACAGTGTCAACTTGTATTGCAATTTTATTAATTAACGAGGAATAGATGCCTTTACAGACTAACTTCAATGTATCTCCATTTTATGATGATTATAATGCAAATAATAATTATCATAGAATTCTGTTTAGACCCGGTATTGCTCTTCAAGCAAGAGAGCTGACCCAGCTTCAAACTATTCTTCAAAATCAAATTGAAAGATTTGGTGATAATATCTTCGTTGAAGGTACTATTATTCAAGGGTGTACATTTAATTATGACCCTAATTACTATTATGTAAAGTTACCAGATCTCATGGTAAATGGTGCACCAACATTAGCATCAGCATATGTTGGTTGGACTGCAGTTGACCCAGCATCTAATCTTCAAGCTATTGTAATTAATTCAAGAATTGGATATGAAACTCAAGCTCCATTCTTGAATACAATTTATGTAAAGTATATCAATAGCGGTGTATATGCTAATGGTACACAAGTTCAGCAATTTGCTAATAATACTATTCTTAAGTTCTATGCCGGTTCATATAATTCTGGTAACACTGCAAATTATCAAAGCTTTTATGATACTGCATTAGCCGGAGATCAAAATGGCCAGCTTAACGGTGTTGATGTATTCCCAACTGGTACAGGTTATGCATTCTCAGTAAGCGATGGTATTATCTTCCAAAAAGGACATTTTGTTCGTGTTCCAAATAATACCAGTGTAGTAGTCAGTGCTTATACTAACTATCCAAACAATGTGTCTGTAGGCTTTGTTACAGATGAAAATATTATTACAGAATTAAACGATCAATCATTATTAGATAATGCTGCAGGTTATACTAATGCTAATGCTCCAGGTGCATGGCGTCTTCAACTTATGCCAAGACTTGTAGTATCACAAACAGATACTATTCCTGCAAATAACTTCCTTTCATTAGTAAGATTTGAAGACGGTAATGCTGTAAAGGTAAATCAAACTACACAGTATAATGTTCTTGGTGATGAACTTGCTCGTCGGGAATATGAAACCAGCGGCGACTTCGTAGTAAATCCATTTACAGTAAGTACTGAGCAATATACTACAAATACATCTTATTTTAAAGCTGTTGTAAGTTCTGGTCTTGCATACATTGATGGATATAGAGTTGAGCAAAAGAATTCATCAAGACTCGGTGTACGTAAAGGTCTTGACACTAAGACTTTAAATGGTCAAACAGCAAGTACTCGTTATGGAAATTATGTAAGAGCTAATGAGTTTGTTGGACAATTTAAGATTGGATCTAAAGTATACTTATATGATACTGCAACACAGGCTCTTACAAATGATATTTTTGCACCAAATCCAACAGGAAATGTAATTGGTACAGCTACTGTTATTTCATTAGCATATGAAACCGGTGTAATTGATACAAACACTGCAATATATGATATCTATCTAAAAGATATCACTATGAATAGTGGAAGAAACTTTACAGATGTAAGATCTGTTTTTGCTAATACTTCAGGTGGAGCAAATACTGCTCTTGCTGATCTTGTATTAGAATATAATATTACAAAGCAAGCAAATGTTGCAGTTATTAAAGACGCAACATTTAGTAGTCTTGTATTTCCAACTGGTAAAGCTGCAGTACAAACAATTCAATCTAATGCATTGTTTGTTTATAAAACAAGCAGCACAGTTCAATTTAATACTTCCGGTCTGGCAAATCTTCCAATTCTGACTTCTGGTAAGATTTATGATTATGGAGTTGGTACATTATCGGCTGCTGAAGAAGCATCTATTATTATTGTTCCTTATAATACAACTAATGTATCTACAACAACTGGTACAGCTTCAACCAATACTTCATCTAATCAAGTAAATGGTTCTGGAACATCATTCCTTTCGCAATATCAGATTGGTGATTACATTATTGTTGGAAATGATTATAGAAGAATTACGAATATTGCTAATAACACTGCACTATTTGTTGATAGTAATTGGCCAGCTATAAATTCTGGTCAATCACATAATAAGTGTTATCCAGCATATATTCCTATCAATATTACTGATAGAAATTCTATTGTTACACTTGCAAATTCAACATCGATGTCAGTACAACTAAAGTCTGCAGCGGGTTCTGCTGAAACATTTGCAGTTGGTCCAAATACTGAAATTTATTATAATGTATCACAACAAACTGGTGCAACACCTAAGACAGTTAATACAACTATAGTTTGTATTGATACTGCTTATAATCTTGCATTAAATGGAACAGTAAATGTTTCTTCTACATCAGCTAGTGTAACAGGTGCAAATACTAAATTTAGTTCATATATTCTTCCAGGATATAAGTTATACCTTGCAAATAATAACTCAAACAGTGCATTTATTGGTACAGTTGCTAATGTTGCAAATGATACAGCATTAACGCTTACAAGCAATGCTTCTTATACTGGAACTAATCAGAATATTATATACAGTGCTAATAATTCTCGTGGCCCGGCCGGTCCTTGGCCTCTTGGATTCCCAGATGCTTATAATCTATTAGCAGTTTATAGAACTAGTGCAAATCAAGGGTTCACAGTATCGCCTGAAT